CCTTCATCATGTAAGGGTTCTCTTCTGCTTTGAGCAGCAGACCGCCGTTGGCGATGACGACAATCGCCTCCACCATGTCCGAATAGTCTTCAGCCGCCGAGTCGTCGGGGAACAAGTCCTCAACCTCATCGTCGTTCTCTGTCAGATACTCGCGTGGCACCAGGCCGTAGTACTTCAACAGCAGCACTTTTTCGTCGCGGTACTGACTCAGCTCTTGCGTCGGCTCCAGATCGGTGTCCTCAGCGGCTGGCTGGATGTTCACCTTGCGATAGATACCCTTTTCGATGCCCTCGACGATCTTGTGGATGCCAACATATGACTCAATCGCCACACCCATGCAGTCGTCCACTGACGTGCCGTTGGGGTCGAACAAGAAATTCTTGGGGTTGATGGGGTTGATCTTGACCGCGATGCGGCTTTTCTCCACCACACCGATGGCCGCTTGGCCCGGCTGACCAGGAATGGCCTGAGTCGCTGGCTCGAAGATCTTTTCCGTCTTGACGATGATCTCGCCGATGCCAGTGCCGTAGATTTCGGCCATCAACTCGATCTGATCGATCGATTTTCTGATTTTGTCCTGCTTGAAGTCTTCCATGAGCTGCGCTTTGAGCTGCTCAACGTCAATCGGGTTCTGGTTTACGTCCCGCAGGTCGTCTTCGATGTCGAAAAAGTCGCCTTGCCCAAACACAGCTTCAATAATTTCTGCGTGCCTAGTCTCTACAGCTTGTTGGGTTGAAGGCGTTACGATTCTGGACCGTTCGCTGTCGCGAGTCTTATCTTCCGCTGCCCACTCACCCCTAAAGATGCGCTCATACTCAAGATAATCATCAAGATAGTTGGTGTCGCGCCAATCTCTCCAACGCTGGCAATGATCAACGACGAACGCCGTCAGTTCCTTGTCGTTTTCTGTCGGCTGATCGAACTCATTTTGATCCATATCGTCACCTCGTAGTGTCGCCTATTGTATTGGCAAATGGGTCTGTGTACACAGGGTAGTCCACCTGTGTGGGAGTGCTAGGAAGTCTAGGCTGCTTTCGAGCCGCAGCCTTTAAAAGATTGTTTCGCACTTCATCAAAATCAATGTTCAACAGTTGTTCTTGCGTCAAAGACAATGCGTTTTTGCTACGGCCCTCAAAAACATTCTTTTCAAAGGGAATTCCAGCCGCTTTTAACCTGTCGTAGATAGCCCGCGCTTTGTCGCTTTGAATCGACTCTGATGTAAACCCATCCCAAAAAACAGGTCTGCCTCTAGCGTCTTTTACCACTGACTCAAGCGCATCCAAATACGCCATTGTCCCTTCGCCAGTTCCCGATGGGTAGCCGCCAATGTTTTCCAGACTCGCGCTTAACATCCTGTCATCCTTGCCCGACGGTGCCATCGTGACAAGAATTTTTGAGTCACCTCTACTGTAACCAACTTCAACGCCGCCATCATTAAATCTTCTGATTGCTTTGGATGGTATTTGTTGGCCAACATCTTTAATACTCATCCCAACAGGCAAGCCCCTAGTCAGTTGAGCCACCGGGCCAACCCCTGGAGCTAACGTCAGCGCAGCCTCAATAACCTCGGGCCTCATGCGGGTGGTGCCGCCCAAACCACCCGCACCAGTGAATAATCCTCGGCCCGAGGGGTCGTAGGCCAGATTTTGCAGGGTGGATGGCACACCAGTGCCGCGAATGAAAGACGCCAGTCCCTGCATCTGCTGGGTGCGCCTTGGGTCGCTCATGTAGTCCAGCGGCACATTCACAATGTCCGAGAACAACCCAAACAGCGGGCTTCGCGGAGTTGCTCGGATTTCATCGGCCATCTTAAACCTCGTCTTGGTGGCTATACCCCCGATATTACATCCATCGGCTGCCAGTCCTCGTCATCAGCGTCTTCAAAGTAGCTGGTGACAGCCAACTGGTCGATGTAGGACAGCGCATCCGGCAAATCGTCGTGAACGCCTTGCGACGGGAACAAAAGCAGTTGGTCCACGAACGTGTCCCAATCCTCTTCGCTGTTCAGGACGATTCTCCCATGCTCGAAGCGCCCTTGCAACGACCAAATGATTCTATCCGCTTTCTTTCTGTTGCCGTGAGTCAAATCCACGATGTGACTGTATACGTTATTCTTACGCATCAGGTCTGACAGGTACGGCAGCACCGCATTTTTGAGCGCCCCTCGCTCGATTCCTATACTCAGCGGCCTGTAATCGCGCATCTTCATCAGTATCTTGGCGGCTGTTTCTCTCACGTCCCAACGTCCGTGCTCGATTTCTTTGACGAACCACTTGCCGTCATCCGTCACCTTGACCACCGCAATCGCCGACTCGTCCAGCCTTTTCTTGCTGTTCGCCGCCTGCTTGGCTACTTCTTCAAACCCAGCCAAGTCCACGGCCACGAAGTAGCTTCCATAGTCCGGCTCTTCGCCGTACTTGATCCACTCCTCTTTGAACACATCCGCGCCAGCGTTGCTGAAAGATGCAAGGTATTCCTGTTTGAACGCGAACGAACTGAGAGTCTTCTTGGCGCTTTCGATCTCCGTCGGGTCGATCAGCGGGTTGTCCTGCGTCGTGAAGTGCCAGCTCTTCCAGTCGCTGTCCTGATCGTCCTGCCCCAATTTCCACAGATCATGGAACCAGTTCCTACCCTTTGGCGACCCAATAAATAGCCCGCGACCTTTCTTATCGGACAGCGACGCCCTGATAACTTGTTCCCAAGCCTCGGGCTTAATGTCCGCTACCTCATCGAGTACGGCGTAGGTTAAAGACACCCCGCGCAAAGTATCTGGTCGGTCTGCCCCGCGCACATAAATCCTTGCGCCGTTAATCAAGGTGATGTCCAGGTTGTTGACGTGGCTGCTTTGAATAACATCGCGGCCCAAATCCAACAACAAATCCCAAATAATCTGACGGCTCTGCCCCATTGTTGGGCTGACGTACAAGACCGCCGACCCTTGCGGGCAGCGCAACCCCTCGATGAGCAACGTAATTGCCGACAGCCGCGACTTTCCGCAGCGACGCCCTGCGGCAACAACCTTGAATCGGGTTTTGTCTTTAAAAACTTGCTCTTGCCATGGCAAAAGTTGAAACGATAAGTCAGCCATTGTGGTCCCTTATGTACTTGGCTGCACGCTCCATGATGTCAGCGCTGTCTTTCAACATGCCAATTCCGACATTGCACTTCGTGCACAGTAATTTTCGGATTTTTCCGGTTACGTGGTCGTGATCAACGAACATCTTTTTTCCTACGGAATCTTCGTGGTCGTTGCAAATAGCGCAGCAGAAGTCTTGCTGCGCCCTGAGTAAATTGTACTGCTCAAGCGTTACGCCGTACTTTCGAAGCAGCGCGTTGTGGACGTGTCGCTCTTTGTTGTTTTCGTACCAGTCTTTTGCTCTCTGGTCGATTCGATCTTTGTGCTTTTCATAGTGCCTGCGTTTTTGTTCTTGACGTTTGTCCGGGTTAGCCACACGCCATTCTTTTAACGCCGTCAACTTGACCTGTCGTCGCTCCGGCGTCAGGTTTGTGTCAAGTAGCGACACGCACGCTTTGCACTTGTACTGATAGCCACGGGTTGTGGTCGCCGCTTTATGAAAGCTGGACGCCGGGAATTCACCTTTGCAGGCGTTGCATAGAAGTTGAAGCATTGATTTCCTCTTTCAGAAGGATTGGGGTGTTAAGCCACGCGCACCCCAGAACGCGGTGAAAGCTCTCACGAGTCGGCTTGCCTATATTCTACATCTTCAGCAGGATTTAGGCTGTCTATTTTTGGCGTCTCGCCAAGACCAGTGATGTTGATCGTGATGGCGCTCCTCTGGCTCTTGTCCTTCTCGAACATACCGATCGGCAGTGTGCGGTCCATGCACATCTTCAGCGCCGCCATCTGACCTGGGTGGTCATCGTTGAGCGCAATCTGGATCACCTTCTCCGCGACGTCCTTACCGCCAGACCGGATCATCAGCTCTTTCAGCTCCTTGATGCGTTGGTGATCCGTCTTCGGTAGCACCGCAGGCGGATTCTCTGCGTACCTCTGGATTGTCATCTTGAGCGGTCGCCCGCGTTTTTTTGGCTCTGTCACTTTTGTCCTCTCGGGAAGTTGGCGTCGCCATTGTAGGTCAAATAGTCGTTTTTTCGCCAGCGGAAAGTCGTGTGGCCGAAAAGTCCAATTTTTCGTTTTGGGAATCTGGGAGGCACCTGTAACTTTTTGTCTAACAGCCAGACCCCTCCCCCCCATAGCAAAAGCCAACTGGCTACGCGAGCCGATAGCAAAAGGCTATCGCGACCAAACTGCTTGAGGCTTGAAGTATTGAGGCTTGAAGCAAAAAGGCGGGGGAGGCGGATGGCCCTTTATCCGCATACCTGGCGCCATTAGCTGTTATGCATTTTCTGTATAACTGTTATGCATTAAGCCTATGCCGTTGATGTCGTCGCTCGGGCGAAATCCTTGGGCGTGCAAGTGCGCATAAATCTCAAGCACTAAATGAAAACCTTGGGTCAAGTCGCCCGCTCCAGCGGCCAGCAAAATGGTTCGCTCAGGATCGCGGAGTAAGCGCCTAAATTCAACGGTGTCTAATTTGCAAGGTCTGGCCATGGCCGAATTCTAGTGTAGTCACGCGTAGTCATGCGTAGTCATGCCCTGACTACGCGCAAACCCGCATGGATAAAGGCTTTGCGGGAATGTTAGTCATGTAGTCATATTTTTTCGCGGGTCTTATGCTGCACGGCGACGTCGCAGGCGTGGGGATGTGCTTGGCCTGTTTCGCCATACATATATATATTTATTCTCTAACATCTAACAAAACAATGACTACATGACTAACATCTCTTGAAACCCGCATGGATAGGGGCTTTGCCGTTAGTCACGCCCATGACTACATCACGCCGACAAATGACTACAAACCCTCAAAACCTAGGGAAAACCCCTAGAAAATAGTGCAAGAAAATCCTTTACACTGTAGGCTCACATCAACCACCTGGAGTAACACCATGAACAAGTCCGAAACCCGCGAAGTCCAAAAGCTCACCACCTGGCACGCTGCAGGTGTACCCGCTGACATCATCGCCCGCTCTATGGCCGCGCTGATTCGCTCAGCTCGCACCAACAAAAGCGCTACCGCGCTACGCGACCTGGCCGCTCAGATGGGTGTCACTAATCACCCTGAATTCATCTGCTAACCAAACCACGGGGACCACGGTCCCCAAAAGGAGCTAAGCCATGAAGCAATTCATTACAGACCTATTCCACGCGACGTTGTTCGCGCTTTGCATCGGCGCGCCGTTTGCGCTGTTCTTTTACTTTTATGGGGCTTGATATGAAAAACTTTTTAGGCTTTATCGCATACGAAGGACCATCGGAAATCGATGGCGCGCCTATAGTGGTCATCGTTAACAAAATTGACGGGTCCGAAAACGCTAAGACCGGCGCGATTGTGCAGACGTTCATTATCCGATCAGACATCGCACCGACAGACGCGCTTAAGACGGGCGATGACGCGTCAATCTGTGGGGATTGCATCCACCGGCCGATACTGGCCAGCGAGACAGGCGAAGTACCGTGCTATGTCAACGTCGGCCGGTCCGTGTTATCAGTGTTTAACGCATATAAGCGCGGCCGATATACAAAAGCAGACACGGCCACCATCGCGCGCGCTCTGGCCGGTAAGATTGTCCGGCTTGGCACCTATGGGGACCCGTTCGCAGCACCAGTGCGCATGTGGACCCAAATAACCCGATATGCGGCCGGGCGCCGCGGGTATACGCACCAATGGCAAAACCCGCGTTTTGACGCCAGCGCTTGGGCGCCACTGGTTATGGCAAGCGCGGACAATATCGATCAGGCCGCGCGCGCTAATCTTATGGGCATGCGTGTTTTTAGGGTGTCTGTCGGTGTTGATCGTCAACCAGGCGAGACAATCTGCCCTGCAAGCGCGGAGGGCGGGCGCCGGTCAACATGCGCCAAATGCACATTGTGCGCCGGTACAAGCATACAAGCGCGTGACGTCGTCATCGCGGACCATGCCACTGGCCACCAAAAACGCGTTATTCAAATGAGGGTCGCAGCATGAGCAAATTTTCAATCGGCGATAACGTCGCATTTTCCCGCGCCGTGGTCCGTCGGCTTGGCCACGATAAATACACGGCCGACGCGCGCGGCCGCGTGGTGGAAATTGACGGCCGCGTGGTGGCCGTGGATTTTGGCCGGACATTTGTCCGCGCCGACGGCGCGACGGTCCGCTATGTGCCGGCCGCAAACTTAACCAAAATTTTAGCCAATGGGGTTATTTATGAGTAAATCTTCAATTGTCATTATTGAATTGTTCGGACGGCCGGAGCGCTGTCGCATATTGGCCAGGCATGGCCGCTACACGTTAGACGTGGAGCGCACGCGCGACGGCCGGTGTTTTCGGGTTTCGGGGCTGTCGTTATGAAGACGTCTAACGATCAATTCCCCGATGAAGCACTCGAGCGCATACGTTATTTGATGCGCGCATATGGTTGGTGCAAATTTGAAGCAGAGTGTTATTTTTTCTATGAACCCTTTGATGAAAATGATTGGATCCACTATGACTGAATCACCGATACCGGGTTACAAGCATAACCCACGGCCAGACCGATACCCTACGCGGGAATCGTGGCCACGGCCAGGCACGCATGGCCACCATAAGGGACGGCCGGTAAAGCTAATGACGGTTTACCACCAGTACCGCGCGCTATTCCAAACCGGGCCCTATTCCACAATGGCCGCGGACTTGCAAGATTTTGTCGTTTGGCCATTCCAAAATGAGCCGGTCCCTTGGACGGCCGCGGAAATCCGCGCCAGCATGCCGGAGGGCCTGCTATGAGAGTCAAAGAATTCTGGCAGTGGCTAATAGATCTGGCAGACGCGCTAGATGGTGAGCCCATCGATCTGCCAAGCGCTGAGCATGCGTTTTTAACCGAGCGAACCGTCGCCCAATATTTGGAGAGTAGACATGTTGACAATTGAAGAACAGGAACGCTTAGCTTACGTTACGGGCGACGTCGCCAGCGCTAGGTTATTGGCCCGGCTTGATGATATGCACTACGCGCTTGGGCAGGGCGTCGCAGCGCTCGAAGCAGTCGCACATAACGGAATGACAGCCCGGCAGGCTGCTGGCGCGGCCGCTGAGGGCTTGGTTATGGTTAAGAGGGCCAGAGAATGATCTACGCTTGCCTGGCGTTAATTTTGCGCATACTAACTAAGAGGGCCCACTAGGGGCCCTTTTTTATGGTGTCTCAGCCATGCGCCTAAGCTCGGATTTTGCAGTGCCCACCATATCAGGGGCGCAGAAAACGTGTTTCTTGGTGCTCAGGTCACGCGACATCAGGCGCCCGCAGTCAATCCATCCCGCTTCCTTGATCGCGTGCAGCAGGGCGCCTTGCACCACTTTCACGCCTTGCGGGGCCAAGCCCTGCAAGCGATCGCACAGCGCATGGAAGGGCGAGCCAATGACGCCTCGGGCGAATTCGCCGGACTTGCGGCGCAGCATATCCACGATAAACGCTTCGGCGGTGCTCATGCCGTGCTCGATCATTATTTGCTTGGCCTCAGTTACCGGTGGTGGTGCGGACGGGTTCCACGCGGACACGTCACGGGTGTGCAGGTAATGGGCGACTGCTTGGAACCCGTTTTGGTTCTTGTACCAATTCCACAGCGCCAGCGCCTCACGCTCAGTTAGGCGGGGGGCCTCTGACCAGAGCACAAACCAACGGCGGTCTTCTGAGGGCAAACTGATCGCGACACGCTCATTTGAGAAAGCCACCACGAACACCCGGTTCAGGGCGTAGTACGGGTGCAGGCCCTTGCGGTTGATGGTCAACAGTTCAGGCGGGGCGGCGATGATGGGCTTGAGGGTATTCTCCAGCGCCCGGCGATCTTTGGCGTCAGCCTGGCGCAGTTCGGCGATCTCCATCACCTCACACTCAAGCGCGTAACCCCACTGCGACGTCAGGTCTTCATTCTTGACCAGCGAACAGTTGCGCTTCGCATCGCCGCCAATGGCCCAGAAAAACGGCGCGAACATCGTGTCCTTACCGCACCCATGCGTGCCGCCCATGAGGATCGCGTGATTGATCTTATGGCCGGGGAACTGGACCTTGTGCGCCAGCGCGTTCAAGAGGTGCTCGCGCTCGAACTTCTCGGGGATCAGTCGCTCAACATGGCGCAGCCACGGGGTAACGTCACCGGGCACTGGTTGGGGGCGGCTGTTGACCCAGCGGTTGCCGTAGGTTAAGCCGTCACGGTTGACGATCGTGCCAGCGCCAGCGGAGTAGGTCACGCTGACCAGCGACTGTGCGCCCTTGTCCTGGCGCTGCTCGTCAAACGAGTAAGACGCCTCGACCTTGCGGCCATTGTGGATGGACTTGCAGCCAATGTGGCGGAACATGGCGTTGAACGTGCTGCGGCTGATCTCGCGGCGGTCTTGCAGGTCAAAGTAAGCGTCATCGTCTTGCAGATACGCAAAGCGCTCCCACCAGTCGGCCTTTTCAAGCCGGGCCATCTGTTTGCGCTCAGTTTCGGCCACGACAGCAGCCGCCACGTTGGGGAACTCCGGCGTAGGCTGTAGCTTACTGAGCGCCGACTCCATAGTGCTCACCAGCAGCTCGTCACGCAAGCCGGGCGAGTGAGACGGGCCGCCGCTGTCAGCCACCCACTTCAAGAACATGCTGGAGTCCAGATCGATGCAATGCGAGTGCAGGCAGCAGTACGCCCGGTTTGCGGGCATGTAGCGGCCCTCTGGGTTGCCGTCGGTATGCTCGGCAGCGTTCGGGCACTGCACGCCAGCCCAGCCCTCTTGGTTTGGGTTTGAGAGCAGCAGCCCGTTGTCCGACAGCCACGCCATCACATCGTCGCCGCCATCGTCTTGCAACCGTACCGGGGCGTAGACCGACTCGACCGGGCCGGGCGTGACGTTCATGGCCGCGCACAGCTCTTCGAGGGTGTACTCACGGCTTGGG